TAGGGGGTGGTGTTACCCCTTTTTTGGGGTCTGAAATTAAAAAATATTCGTTCGGTAATCCGATTCTGCTTTGCTTGCCGATCAGCCCTAAATCGATCAGCTCGTTAATAGCTTTCTGAACCGTTTCTTCTTTCCTGATCCCGGTAAATTTTTGAATCTGAGAAATCGAAAGACTGTCATGCGTTTTCTGCCAGCCTCTTGTTTTCCGGACAATCAAGATATAGCATTTAAGGGCGTTCCCGCTCATCTGCGACAGGTATTCATCGATAACCGAGTTTGAAATCTGAAAACTGTTTGGGATAAATTCATTCATAGTTCAATTCCTGACCTGGCGATTGAGTAATGGTCGACCGGGTTTTTACAGTTGCCGACCTTGAACTTAGGTTTGTTGAAAACAAATCCCCTGCTTTCCAAGTCAACGATTCGGGCGCATAACTGCGTGATGTTCAGATGTTTCGCTGCTTCTAGCGAAGTGATATGTCCGTTTGCGCGGATATACTCAATAATCCGCTTGCATTGCGTTTCCGTTTGGTCTATCATGTCCACTCCTTTTGTTGCAGGCCTCGTGCCTCAACCCTGCCCCACGTTTCCGCGTGGGGTTTTCCTTTTTCTACGTCCTGAAAATTCTTTCAAGAACAATTCTTTATGCTCTAGCTTCACAGAAGCCGGAATCCCTCGCCTACTCCAGTTGAAAACTCGCTGCGGACTTGTCTCAAGCATTCTTGCTACTTTCGAGTAGCCCCCAAGCGATTTGAGTAGTAATTTATCCTGCTCAATTTGTTTATCCATATCAAACTCTATGTTTAAAATCATTTACCGTAATTAAACGCTATGTTAAAACATTTGTCAACACTTGTTTAACAACAAGATGTTTAAATAGTGCAAAATATATAAAATAAATTTGGGAGTAAAAAATGGACGTAAAAACAGCGAGATTGTATGAAGCCGCCGAGAAGCTAAAAGGCGTTTCCGGGCAGTCAAATTTGGCTAGATTGTTGAATGTATCCCCTCAAGTCGTTAAGAATTGGGAGACTAGGGGCGTATCAGCGAGCGGATTAGTAAACGCCGCCAAAGTCATAGGCGTATCAGTTGCATGGGTAGAGACTGGAGAGGGCGAAATGGCGGCAATTAAACAGCCTGAATCAAACGCCCTACCGCTTGGAAAAATTGAAGAGTGGGACAACAACACGCCCCTATCAGATGATGACTGCGAAGCCCCACTGTACAAGGAAATCAAGCTATCGGCCGGGAATGGCTTTGCGGACGATATAGAGGACTACAACGGCTATAAACTGCGTTTCTCACGCAACACGCTCAGAAAGCATGGAATCAATCCGGCAGACGTGGTTTGTGTGATGGCAGATGGGGACAGCATGGAGCCGGTATTCCCGAGCGGCGCGACATTGGGCATTGATACTGGCAGCAAGAATATCCGTGATGGGCAAATCTATGCCATCAATCACGGCGGCCTATTGCGTACTAAGATTTTGCACAAACTGCCCGACAACAAAGTCAGAATCAGAAGCTACAATCAATCGGAATATCCTGATGAAGAGGCAAGCCTAGACGACCTGTCGGTCATTGGGCGCGTGTTTTGGTGGAGCGTGATGGTTTAAAAATTCAGGCCGTCTGAAAACAGGCGGCCTTTCGTGCGTCTTATTTAAAAAAGTCGGATTTACAGATTTACACAAAGTGTAATTTTCATAGGGAAAAGAAAAGCAATGTTGCAGATACAGACAATAATGGCCCGTGCAGAGCAAGGCATTACCTCGCCATTCATCTGTATGGCGGAGAATGGTCTGGAATATTTCGTCAAAGGGCTACATGCCACCCGTGCGAGCCAAATAAACGAATGGATAGGTGGAAACATGGCGCAGGCTTTAAGTTTGCCCGTTGCCCCGTTTGACCTGTTGGAAGTTGGAGAAGAGCTGTACGAAGAATTACCCGCAAGGATGAAGGAAATCGGCAAAGGCATCTGTTTCGGCTCGCAGACGCAAAAAGGCTACGCATTGCTTGAGCCGGCGGACATCCCCCGAATCGATATAGTTATGCAGCGTCAAATCGCCACCTTCGATTGGTTTATCCGCAATGAAGACAGAACAATCGGCAACCCTAACCTTTTGTATAGAAATTGCGACAATCCCCTGATCGTCATCGACCATAACTGCGCCTTCGACACCGGCTTCAATCCAAAAAACTTCCTGCAAAATCATATTTTCTCATCGGCATTTAAACAGGTTTTGGAAGACTGGGTGCTTCAGGAAGAGATGGAATTATGGCTGAAAAACGCATTGCCAGCCTACAGAAAAGCGTGTGATAATCTGCCGCTAGAGTGGGCATGGGCAAACGAAGAGCGCGATCTACCCGCCGCCTATAACCACAACTATACCGACGAAACCGTCCGCCGCATTGATAACGGAACACTTTGGAGCATCTCATGAACCAATATGCCATGCGTTTTGCCGTCATACGGTTTATGCCCTATGTCCAAACGCGCGAATTTGCCAACATCGGCATCATCATAACCCACCCCCAAAGCGGCTACTTCGACTTTAAAATCGAACATCGCTACAGCAGATTGAGCCGTTTTTTCCGCCACTTCGAGCCGTCCGTCTATAAAGCGGCAACCCATGCCTTTGCAGAAGAATTACAGCGGATTAGAAACCTAGCGGCACACTCCGCGCCCGATCAGATACGCGCCATGCTCGACCATCTGACCCGCCCGCGCGAAGCCCTGATTATGGCCACCCAACCGGGCGTAACCCTCGCCTCCGACAGGGAGCAGGAACTGAACCGCCTGTTTGATTATTTTGTCGCCCACAGCTTTGCCAAAAACCAACCCGAAGTAGAACTTACCCGCCAAATACAGGCAATGTTAAAGCCGCTTCAGACGGTATACCCCTTCAAAGAAAGCACAATCGGCGACCCGTCAGGCTTTCACGCCTCCATCCCCTTAGTGCAAAAGGCGGAAAACGGCGAAATACGGAAAATCATTAAGCCGATATATTTCGGACAAAAAGACCCTGCCGACATCTATCACAAGTCGGATAAGTGGATTGCCAGCATAAAACGGTTGCGGCGCAGCGGATACATCGACCGTTCTGAAATATTGTTTGCCTACGAGCCCCCGGAGCATCCAGACAAGGCACAACAAAAGGCATTGCTTGACGTATTGGGCGACCTGAAGGAACAGAGCATACAGCTTGCCCGCAACAAGGACGACGCAGTCATCAGAAACTTTGCCTGCGACTAACAGCCCTCAAGACCGCCCGCACATGCGGGCTTTCTTTTTTACCTAATTTCCAAAGTGAGAAAATCTCACTTTGGGCTTATGACATTTATCCAAATATTCAGTTATAATACAGTTCTCTTAGCTTTATTTTGTCTAGATTGTTCATTATCAATTACCAAGCCCGCCACGCGCGGGCTTTCTTTTTGCCTTTTGATAGGGGTTTACCCCCTTTCGATAGGGGTTATACCGTTATTTGCTTCACATTTACCGCCTATATGGGCGGTTTTCTTTTTCCGTTCTTGCTAATTCGCAGGCGTTCGCCGAAGTGTTTTCAGATAGCAAAAATAAATTCTTTTTAAAATCATAGTGTTTAAAAATATTAAACACCATATTTAAAATAATGCTTGCTTTTGTTTAAACGCTGTGTTTAAATACACACATCGAAGCAAAACACACTAACTAGGAGATAAAAATGAAACACGTTGCCAATATCATGAGAATTAATGACTGTAACCCAGACCAAGAAAGCACAGTAGGTCAAATCTTTGCGCAAGGTCGCGGCAAATCCAGAAAACACCTGATTTTATGGTTGAACGGGTGGGAACAAGAATATGGCGCAAACTATTACGACGCATGCGCTGCTGCGCGGAAAGCCAATACATGGAATTTCATCGAACCAATCTAAGTAAGAAACTTTACCCAAACCGCTTCAGGCGAGGCGGTTTCAATAAAGAGTTTTACATCGTTCTTTAAAAATCAGGAAGCGTAGTAACCGCCCTTCAGGTAGGCGACAAGCCGATAGCAAGACATGGTAAAGCATGGGGGAAATCGAACAAACGGTTACAGGTCAAGGCCGCCGAAAAGATAAGAGCCTATGACGGTAAATTTTTAAACACTTGATAAACAAGGAGATATAAAAATGGAAGTACAAAAATTTGAATTAAACAGCCCTTCTGATTTGTTGAAGATGCTTGCAAATGTTCTGGCAGGCATTGAAAGCAAGCAACAGGCAGAAGAAGCCGAAGAAGAACCCTTGCCGCCGGTAACAGTTACAGAGGCAAAAGGTATTAATGACTACGCCATCGGCAAAGAAGTGATTATCCGCACATATTCCGCAGGCGTTTGGTTTGGCGTGTTGAAGCAAAAAGCAGGCAATGAAGTGATTTTGACTAAAGCTCGCCGTATGTACAAATGGTGGGCTAAAGAATCAATCAGCCTGTCAGGTGTCGCACGATACGGCATTAAGCAAGACGACAGCAAGATTTGCGGTGAGCTTGATTCGGTATGGCTTGAAGCGATTGAGATTATTCCGGTAACTGGCAATGCAGCCGAATCAATTCGCACCGCTCTGGAAGTAGAACAATCATGAGCTACTTAGATAAGCCAAGTAACTACGGCTACGGCAACGGCGACGGCT